CGCCAAATTCAGCCTCAATTAGTGAGACAATGGGAAGATGCGTTTAGTGCAATCCTTAAAGAATGGGATAAGTAATGGCCGGTAGTAGAACCCTTAAACTTTCAATCCTTGCCGATGTTGATGACTTAAAAAAGAAGCTAGACACCGGCTCCAAGGATGTTGAGGGCTTCGGCGGTAAGTTAGAAAAGTTTGGCAAGGTTGCCGCAGCCGCTTTTGCGGCAGCAGCCGCCGCAGCTGCCGCTTATGCGGTCAAGTTAGCGGTTGATGGAGTTAAAGCTGCAATCGAAGATGAAGCGGCTCAATTACGATTGGCTAACGCGCTTCGTAATGTTACAGATGCGACAGATGCTCAAATTGCTTCGGTTGAAGAGCAGATTACAAAAATGTCTCTGGCTTTTGGAATTGCCGATGATGCACTTCGTCCAGCATTTCAAAGATTGGCCACAGCAACCGGAGATCTTACAAAAGCACAGGACGGATTAGAACTTGCGCTTGATATTAGTGCTGCAACTGGGAAATCGGTTGAAGCGGTATCTAATGCACTAGGCAAAGCCTATGAAGGCAATACCAGCGCACTAACTCGCCTTGGCATTGGCCTATCAGCTGCCGAAGTTAAATCTCTTGGCCTTGATGGAACGATGAAGGAATTATCAAAGACTTTTGGCGGCGCTGCAACAGTTCAAGCTAATACGCTAGAAGGCCAAATCAATCGATTGAAGATTTTATTCCAGGAAACTACGGAAAGCGTTGGACAAGGCTTATTACCGGCAGTCAAGACATTTTTTGACTATGTAACCAATCGACTTATCCCAATCCTTATTGATGCAAAAAATAAAGCGCTTGATCCGATAAAAAAGGCTTTTGAAGATAACCGCGAAGAAATTGAAGCTCTTTGGAAATTTACAAAAGATTATTTAGTGCCACTATTTGAAAAAGTATTAGTCCAAGCTATTAAAAATGTTGGAACGACAATAGGAAGTATTGTTAATATTATTGGCACAGTCAGTCGAGCTATTGAAAGCATCATAAACAAAATTATCGATGGCATTAACAAACTTATACGAGTTATTAATTTAATCAAACCCGGGGAAGATATCAAGCAATTGAGCAATGTTGATTTCACACCTAATTCGGATCAAAGAGTGGGCGGAGTCCAATTACCATTCGGCGGGCAAGCAATCGTTCCTAAAGTTTCATCCGGCGCTGGAACGCCAGTTATTTCAAGTGGCACAGTAACAGCCGCACCATCCGGCGCAGGAACAGTCGCGGCAGCCGAATCGACAACCGGAGAAACAAGAGTGGTCGCGCAAATGCCAACACTTCAAGCCGCAGCGGTAAGTGGCATTGGCGGAATTAGAGGGCCAGGACTTTCACTTGATCCGGATATGGTCGCGCCTCGAGTAACTATCAATGTCAATTCAGCCAGCGTTATCGACCAAAACGGATTCACCGCAGCTGTTGTCGATGCTTTCAACCAAGTTCAAGCTAGAACCGGCGGTGGAGCAAGTCGCCTAGTCGCGCTATGACACTTTGGAATCCGGTCTATCGCATCAAAGTTAATGGCACTACTGCCACTTCAGCGACTCTTGCTGGCTTAACTATTACCTCAGGTCGCACCGATATTTACTCACAGCCCATTGCTGGCTATTGCAATCTTACACTTATTGAAACCAATGAATCGGCCATTACTTACGATGTAAATGATTCAGTCACAGTCGAAGTGCAAGATTCAACCGGCACTTATGTCAATTTATTTGGCGGCTTTATTACAGATGTTACTATTGCAATTCAAACCGCAGGATCTACAGCAACCAGCCAACGAATTAATATTATTGCTGTTGGAGCCCTTGCCCGATTAGCGCGAGCTGTATTTACCGGCAATGTGGCTCATCAGTTTGATGGCGACCGAATTTATGATTTACTCAGCGGGGTCTTATTTGATACTTGGGCGGAAGTTCCCGGTGCTTTGACTTGGAATACCTATGACGCGACTACACAATGGCAAGATGCCGAAAATAGCGGATTGGGCGAAATAGACCAACCCGGCGATTACGAATTGCACAGTCAAACCGGGCTAAATTCAACAGTTCTTCAATTAGCAAGCGGATACGCGACAAGTGGACTTGGTTATCTATATGAAGATGCCGAAGGCCGGATTGGTTATGCCGACTCGACTCATCGATCCGAATACCTCGCAACTAATGGCTATATTGACCTAGATGGCAATCACGCATATTCGACCGGCTTGCAAATTATTAAACGGGCTGGCGATATACGCAACTCAGTCACAATTAGTTATGGCGGGACAAGTTCATCGACAGTCAGCGATGAGGATGCAGACTCAATAACTCTTTATGGCGAATTAGCCAGCACAATTACAACGACCCTTCGCCATCAAGCCGATGCCGAGGCTCAAGCGGCTTTTTACTTGCTCATCCGCGCTTATCCCCAATTCCTTATGCGGCAGATTTCCTTTCCGCTTCATTCGACTGAGATTGATAACACCGACCGAGATTCCTTGCTTGAAATCTTTATGGGTATGCCCGTCAATATCGTCAATCTTCCGGGCAATATGGTTAATGGCGAATTCCAAGGATTTGTAGAAGGCTGGACTTGGACTGCTTCATATAACCGACTTGATCTTCAAATGACTGTATCCCCAATTGCATTTAGCCTTCAAGCCTTCCGGTGGAACTCAGTACCAGCAACCGAATATTGGAACACACTATCAACCAGTCTAACTTGGTTAGACGCTACAATTGTCGCCTAAAGGAGAACAATGCCAACAACAAGTAATTTCGGGTGGACTACCCCAGCCGACACAGATTTAGTCAAAGATGGTGCAGCTGCAATTCGCACCCTTGGCAATGGAATCGATACTTCATTAGTCGATCTTAAAGGTGGAACAACCGGCCAAGTATTATCAAAGGCATCCAATACCGATTTAGATTTTTCTTGGGTTGCTCAAGATGACAGTAACGCGATTCAAAATGCGCTTTTGACTACCACCGGAGATACGATTTACGCGAGCGCTGCTAGTACCCCGGCAAGACTTGGAATTGGCAGCTCCGGACAAGTTTTAACTGTTGCCGGTGGTGTGCCAACTTGGGCGACTCCTGCTGGCGGTGGAAAAGTGTTGCAAGTCGTTCAATCGATTTCAACAACCGCAACAGCAATTGCAACGCAAACAATGACAGACAGCGGATTGAGTGGGTCAATTACTCCGTCAAGCGCTTCCAGCAAAGTTTTAATATTTATTTCACAAAATGTCGACATTTTTAGAACGGCAAATAGCGGCAATGGTGCTGGAATAAGATTATTAAGAGGCTCGACAACAATTCTAGATTTACAAGGAAGCGGAACAAATGAAACTCTATTTCATAGAGCCGGAATCGGAGATTCAAACCATTTGATTATTGAATGGCTCACTCCCATATTTTACTTAGACACACCAAACACTACTTCAAGTGTTACTTATAAAACACAATTGGCATCCCAATCAGTGGCCAATGATGGTGCTGTTACTTGCCAAAAACAAGGAACGGATAGCGTAATGATTTTAATGGAAATAGGTGCATAATGAAGGATATTGAAACAATTATTGCTATTCGCCATATTAGACCAAACAGCGAATTTGTTATCAGAGACGGCGTTTTGGAATGGCTTGATTCCAAACAAAGCGAACCAACGCAAATTGAAATTGAAGCCTCTTGGATTGATTATCAAGAAAAAATAGAAGCTCAGAAAGCGGCAGCCGAAATTAAGCGTCAAGCAGCTTTATCAAAGTTAGAAGGTTTGGGGCTTGATGAGGATGATTTAAAGGCTCTTGGGTTTTAGTTTGTCCAATGCCTAAACTATGCAAAGCCGGAATCCAGTTAAGAGAACAGCTTGACGATGATTATCCAAACCGCTCGCGAAAATCGGATGGTTGGATAGGCGATGCTAGGCACTCGGTTCGCAAATCGGATCATAACCCTGATGAGAACGGAATCGTTCGGGCAATCGATATTACAAGCGACTTGGGAGCTCATCCGGAAGAAGCGCACTCGGTAGTTGAGAAGATTCGCAAGTTAGCCAAGCGAGGCGATAAGCGAATCAAATATGTAATATTCGATGGCCGAATTGCTTCACCGATATTGAATTGGAAGTGGCGCAAATATCGCGGAACAAATCCGCACCGCTCTCATTTCCATATTAGTTTTACAACTCTCGGGGATAACGATGGGTCTTGGTTTGACCTAGAAGGAGAACGCAATGTCAAACGATCTAAAGAAGGCCGCCGAAAGCTGGCTGAAGACATTTATAGCAACAGCCCTAGCGACCTACCTAGCGGTGGGATTAGACATCGAAGCGATTGCCAATGCAGCTGTGGTGAGCGTAATCCCCTCAATAATCAACTGGCTCAATCCTAACTACGAGCGTTATGGGAAAGTCCGGTAATGGAAGCCAACGCTATTGCTGGCTTTGTCGCGTCCGTTCTCGGATCAATCGGCCTACTAATCGCCGGACTTCGTTACATAATTAAACTCGAGAACCTTCCACTAATTTCCAGACTTGACAAGTTAGAATCTACCCTTGAATTAGCTCTAAAGGAGAGGGTGGCAAAAGGTGGCAACTCGAAAGCGCGCCGCTAAGCGCAAGCCAGTCAAGCGCAAGCGCACAGTAAAAGAGCTACCAACCAAGCTTGATTACTGGGCAATTGCTTGCCAAGAGATTTACAAATCTTGTCGCAATGCCGGAATGGATGAAGGCACAGCTCTCGCTTTTGCAATGGATAGAAGTTCTTGGCCGGACTGGGTTATCGATGCCAACGATCCGATAAGAAAAATTGGCTGGGAAGATGGGGAGTCAGACAACTGACTTACTTCCGGGAAGTCGAACTGTTTGAGGCGCTAAAGGCCGAATATCCGGACTTAACGCCACTATCAGCGACCGACCGAGCCGATGGCATAACCAGCGATGCCTATATCGAGCTTAAATGCCGGAGAACCCATTACGACCGGCTTTTGATTGAGCAGCATAAGTGGCAATACTTGGCCGAAATAAGGGCTAGAACGGGCGCTAGGACGCTTTATATCAACGCAACGCCAAAAGGTATCTACGAGTTCGACTTAGGGGCTCTAAACGAGCCTGAATGGGTTTTGAAGGTATTGCCCACAAAGACCGATTTCGCCGGTAGTGAGCGTATCAAGAAGGCAGTCGGCTTTATTGACATCCGACACTCCCGGTTATTACTTGTCTAAATAGATTTAGGGCTTTACAGTTCTCGGGTAATTGCATTTAGGCAATTGCAGACGGGAGCAAAATGATAAATAAACCGGCAGTAATTCAATTTGATACTCAAGCCGGAGCTTGGACTGATGGCAAAAACTATGTCAAAGGCTCAATAATCCGGCGATATGCGGTCGAGAAGTTAGGCCGCAAGGGTTCGACAAGAGGCCGATTGTCTAGGGCTGAAATCTCGGCATATTTCCTAGACACCTATGGGGTGAGTGCAGATGTCAGATAGCCAATTGTTTATGCTGATTTTCTTTGGCTCAACCGCAATAGTCTGGACGATTATGTATCGATGCGAAGTGCGCGAATACAAGGCTTTCCAGCGCGGATATGAAAGGGGCCGGACAGTTGGACGAGCTGAACGATCGAGGGCTTAATGAAT